CATCTTCTGTAATGGCAAGCGCCCTGTGGCGTATAATGACATCGACGATGGGTGCGTCAGTCATCTTTCTCTCCCAGATAAGCGGCGCGGGCGGCGCGGAGGTCGCCAATGCGAAAATGCTTCAAATAAGCAGGTTCGTCGTCATCGTCGTCAAAATAGTCATCCGCAGCCAAAGCAAATGGCTTTATCGCCGCCTTTAACTGAACAATCTCTTCAACCGCGTTTTTCAGCATCTTCTCTGTAACAGGCGACAATAGAGCGTTGTTGTATTTCTCTGCGATGTCATCAATGCGGGCCATCAATGCTTCAATGGCGTTTGCGGCTTCGATAAACTTTGGGCGAAATGAGACAACACCAACGGCATTATCTCGCAGCCAATTCACAAGTCCTGTGTAGTCCAGCGAACTGTCAGACATTACTTGACGGTTGGCCGCCGCATCCCTGACGCGTTTAGCGTGCGCTTCCATCATGTCGTATTCTTCCCGCGTGACCATAGACCCGTCGCGTATCCGTATAGTAGGCTCGTCAGTCATTCCTTTTCTCCCAAAGCGGAGCGCAGCCTGAACATTGCGTAAGGTGCGCCGTCCATAAGTTTCATGCCTTCTGACAGCCACCATTCGACGACAAGGTTTCCAGCCGCTTCAAGTTCCGCGATGCGGGCGCGATAGTCCTCCCGCGTTGCGATGCACTCTGCGTAGCCCTCATTGGTTTGGCTAAGAAGCGCGTCAAGTTCCGCGATGCGGGTGTCTTTTTCTGCCAATGCCGCTTCGATCTCGTCGAGCAATCTATCGGTCACGGCGTCTCTCCCCTAGCAGCTAACTTTTCTTTAATCGTGATATACTTAACGCTAGCAGAACGCTCACTGATATTGCCGATCTGTTCGGCTATTTTCTTCCACGGTAGCCCCTGCCGACGTAGGCTAAGGATCTTTTCCTCGTATGGCGTCAATGCAGATATATCTCTGATGCGTCGTGTATTGTTTAGCGGTTTTCCTACCATCCCATCCATCCCGATAATGCTACAAGCCGTCCAGGCTTTCTTACTTTCATGGTTACTTTCGGCTTCTTCGGCGGTATCTTTTCCGCCTTTTCCATCGCCAGCGCATGTCGTCTGGCGTTTTCTAGTTTTTTCTTTTTTAACTTTTCTTGCTCTCTTTCATGCACTCTGCTCTCAAGCTGGGCTTGCTTTAGCGCCATCTTTTCAGCCAGCTTTTTGGCCCGGATCGCTTCGCGCTCTTCTGGCGTCAGCTTTGGCCCAAACGCTTTGATACGCTTGTCTATCTCGCGCCGTCTAAACTCAGGATCGCTATGGTAACGCTCCCGATAACGCTCGTTTTTGCGGTGCTTATTAGCCGCCGCCCACTCACGCTTGCGCTGTCTGGCCCGTTCGGCGGACGCGATTTTCTTGGCTTCGCGTTCCGCCATCATTTGTTCGGTCGTTTCCGGCGATAACAAACCCTTCTGCTTCAGCCTGTAACGCACCGAGTAAAGTTTGCACTTGTCTCTGTTGGCGTCGCGCCATGCTTTCTTATCGAATGCCATGAAAAAAAGACGGGGGTTATTAGCCCCCCGCCCTCCCTATTATCAGCCGCGACGACGACGACCGGTGTCACCAGCGGAGCCATCGACCGATTCAGCGCCTTCGCCGTTTAGCGAGATCCAATCGACAATGTCTAAAACCGGCACGAATGTGCGGCCATAGGTTTTGTGCGCATAGTGGTCAACGCCAAGTTTGACGACGGCGACAGGTTTTTCCTGATTCGCCTCGACCTGATCGGCAACCTTCATGGCGAGCTGGTGCATGGCGCGCTTGCCGCCGATTGACGTTGTAGCAAAACGCGCTTCAAGCCCTTTGTCTTCGCCGCTAAGGCACTTAAGGCTCATACCAACCTGCGCTTGCCAGCCAAGCGGAGCGCCAGGCGGCGGCGCGTCCATGACCGGCAGCGGCTCAGTGATGCCGACCATCTTTTCGCCAGCAATGCAGCCTTCACCCCAAGCGATATAGCCATGAACAAAGCTGAAAGGATTGACGGCCCAAAGACCATCCTTATCAACCTCAGTCATGTCTGCGCCGTAGACCCAGTGGCCCGTCCGGTCCATCTTGAGGATGACCATGCTGAGCGCACCCGACTCAAGCCCGCGAAGCGACTCAGCAAGAGACGCAGCCGTAGGAAGATTTGCGCTACCAAATTTTACGAGATTTGACATTACCTTACCTTTCGATTTTAAGATCTGTATGCTTTGCCCTGAAGATAAGTTAGCGCCGCTCTTGCGAGCAAAAGATACCGATAATGGTCAAGCGGCTCATATTTGAACGGCTTTTGCGTATCGACAGCTTTCAGATTATCCGCCAGCTTATCCATAAGGAAATCTTTTGCGCCGGCAAGAAAGAAAGATTCTAACTCGTCGTTACTAAATGTTTCCTTCAGGTATTTTGTAGCCTCTATGTGTTTGTTCACTTTACTTTACCTCAAGTTTAGAGAAGGCCCGACGAATATCGGAACCTATTGTAAGCACCGCCGGCCGGGGATCGCTCTCCGGCGCGATTGTGTTACCTGTTGAGACTGCGACGACCAGATCTTTCGGCAGTTCGAGCTTGTGCTTCTTAAGCACCTTCTCGACTTGCGCCGGCGACTTCAGTTCGGTCACAATCAATTCTTCGGAATCAAGTCCCATTTGCTCAAGAGCTTCGCGCGCTCCTTCAGCATCAGCCCATTGACGAGTGGCGCGCTTGGGGACGAGCTTCCATCCCGGCACTGGCGCGTTGTTCTCCAGCATCGTCTGGGCCAGTTCACGGACGCTTTTAGCCCACTCTTCCGCAAGGATCGCAAACGCCAGAGCATTGCCAACTTTCTCCACATCAATAGCTTTAACTTTCGTCGCAACAGCGCGCTCAAGCTGACCTGTAAGCAAAGGGCAGACAGGCTTACCCGCGCACCAACGGCAATGATCGCCAGCTTCATACTTAGGATTAGGCTTGAACGACGCTTGCACGGCGTCATACAGCGTGCGTTCGAACGCCTTAATGCGACCGGGCGTCGTCACCCAACGCTTAACGTAGGGCGGCTGCACGATGATAAGTTCGATCTCATCAACGCCTTCAAAGACCCAGCGCAGTGCTTCCGTCCGCATCCCTGCGGCGGTGTAGAACATAAGCTGTTCGTTTTCTTCGGCGTCTACCGCAACGCCATCCCCAAACTTCCAATCGAGGACTATCGCACGATTGCGAATACGGCCAGCGAGATCGCAAGAACCGTAAACTCCGGCAAGAAAGTCGTTAAAATGGACATTCACCTCCGTGGCGAACTCAAGCTCATTATTAGGGTCGATTTCATTTAACGCGTCAAGAGCAAGGATTAACTTCTCATTGTCAGGATAATCTTCAACGCTGCCGCCATGCGACAAAATCATGTGCATGGCGTCATGCAGACGCGAGCCTTCTTCGGCGTAACTGCTTGTTGGTTTTGGTGGAACTGTATTAACAAGCGCCCGCGAAGCGGGGCATTTAATAAGACGCTTGGCGGTCGAACCGCCGACGATATTGCTATGTGCCATTACCTTACCTTTCAGTGATTCGACACTAGACATCTTTTTATTTTCGTGCAAGAGATTTCTTTATGCTTGAACGTGAAATCGAAAAATATTTCGTAAAATGTGTGCAAGCCGTTGGCGGCAAAGCATATAAATTTGTCTCGCCATCAAATCGCGGCGTCAGTGATCGCGTGGTTTGCTTTGCTGACGGGTCCACACATTTTGTCGAATTGAAACGTCATGGCGGTAAACTATCGCCATTACAACAAATATTTGCGTCTGATATGCGCGCGTTAAACCAGAACTATGCCTGCCTATGGTCCAAAGAGGATGTTGACCAATGGACTTACGACCGTATCAACACGACGCCGCCGATTTCCTCTTCGCCCATGATCGGGCAATGATACTGGCCCCTGTGGGGGCCGGAAAAACAGCGATTACATTAACGGCGATGTCGGACATGACGGCTAAAGGTCATTGCGACCGTTGGCTTGTGTTAGCGCCGAAGCGCGTTTGCACCGACGTATGGCCTGTCGAGCGGCCAAAGTGGGCTGAACACATGAGCATGGCTGTTGCTGTCGGCACTCCCGCTCAACGTAAAAAAGCGTTCGAAGCCGATACCGACATTGTTGTAACCAACTACGACAACATCTTGTCGATTGACCCTAAAGACTTCGACGGCATTGTATTTGACGAGCTGACACGGCTGAAAGACCCATCCCGCAAACGGTTCAAATATCTTCTCAAGATCCTCGACAAGTTCAAAATCCGATGGGGTCTGACCGGCTCGTTTACATCAAACGGCCTAGAGGACGTGTTCGGGCAATGCAAGGTCGTCGATCAGACGCTACTAGGCCGTAGCAAAGGCGCGTTCTTGCAGCAATACTTTTATTGCGTGAATCGCGACTACGGCCAATGGGAGCCGTTGCCACAATCGCTGCCTAAGGTCATGGAAACAATCAAGCCGGCGACCTATGTGCTGGAGCCTGGCGAGTATAAGGACAAGTTACCGCCGCTCCATGTCGTCGAAATGCGATGCGATCTGGACGACCGCGAGCCATACGAAAACATGAAGAAGGATTATGTGCATGAAGAGATCACGGCTCCAACAGCGGCTGCTGTCACAAACAAACTTCAGCAGCTCACGTCCGGCTTCGCTTATGATAGCCAAGGCGTTGCTCAGTGGTTTGGACGCCAAAAGTTTGAATCTCTCCGAGACATCCTCGACGAAAACCAACGCGACAACACCATCGTCGTCTACAATTACAAAGAAGAACTAGCCGAGCTTCAACGGTCATTTAATGTTACTACAATAGATGCGCCCGACGCCATCGAGCGCTGGAACGCTGGCAAGATCGAGTTGCTGGCGATCCATCCCAAGAGCGCCGGCCACGGGCTGAACCTCCAGTTTGGCGGTAACAAGATCGTCTTCCTCTCACTCCCGTGGTCGCTGGAACTGTTCGAGCAGACAGTGGGCCGGCTGCACCGCAGCGGCCAGACGCGAGAGGTCTGGTGTTATCTCATCATGTGTAATAAAACTATTGACGAACGTATCTTGTCTAGCTTACAAGACAAGAAATCTTTAGCGGAAATCGCCCTTGCAGAACTTAACCTGGAAAACCCTTAACGATCAGCTTGCTGATCTCACCGAGACAGAAGTGCAAGAGCTTCTGGAGGAAGAGATGCGTCACGCCCGGCGCTCTACGATCCTAGTGCGACTACATCAGCGTTATACAGTGCTGAGAATGTTGCGAGAAAGGGCGGCCATCATGGAGATGATTAATGAATCCTCAAGATCTACTAGCGCAAGCATCTGATATTATTAGCCAGCGCGGTGAAGGTTACGGCGGTATTGAAAATAATTTTCAGCTTACCGCCGATCTGGCGTCGCTGCGGTTAGGCCGTGATTTTCACCCCTATGAAATCGCCGTCATCTTAGCTTGCGTCAAGAACGCGCGCGCTTTTAACTCACCTACTCATCTGGATAGCCATGTTGATGCTGTAAATTATGAGCTGTTTGCGGCTACGTTTGCGGAAGATTATGCCCGGTCAAGCGTTGGAAGACCTGACGCTGTTTACAAGCGCAAAGACGATCTGAAAGTTGCGCGAGTGGCTAAGAACTTAAAGACGGCAAGTGCGCCGGAGCTGCCCGTAATCGCTGATGAACTTAGCAAGCTCGCTGTCCTTGGGGAGAGCGCGTAATTCCTTGGCGGCTTTGGTTTGGCGTTCCGCCGAGTAATCGACCAGCGGGGGACAAGATCCTCCGCTGGCGCAGCCGCTAAAACTTGCCAGCATCAAGATCAGCGGCAGTTTCGTCAACAGTCTTTGGCGCTGCGACCTGACCCCTTCAATCATTCGGCTTGCTACCGCCGGTGACGTTCCAGTCTTTAGCCGCGACGAGGCCCAGCGCGACCAGCGCATTCTGAAGATCCGCCCAGTTCACGTCTTTGGTCTGCCAAGCGTGAAACAACACGGACAACAGCGTCAGAACGCCAGGGATCGTGGTCATCCAGTTAACTAACATTTTAGTCTCCTTTAATTACACGGCCGCGACGTGCTATCACGGGCGATACATTCGTAATACTTAAGGTCGGCGCAGCCTGTTAACGCGAGCATAAGTCCCGCACAACAGCATAAACGTCGTTTATTCGATTGGCCCAGCCACGCCCAAAGGTAGCCCATGTCGGTAGTCCTTTTAAGAAGCCCAGCCGCATGTCGGTCAGGCGAACGCCAAGATAGGCTTTAGCGGCGGCGATAGTCTTTGGCCCGATCTGGCCGTCCTGTGTGACGCCGACCATAGACTGAAGATACTTAGACGCGCGGCTGACGCCGCTGTTCACGGCAAAATCAAACACGGCAAAGTCCAGCCCGTCTGGCAGATCGTCGCCCCGGATCTTGTCCCAATATTCTTGCCGATAGATCGCCGCCACATCGTCTTGGCTGATCGTAAACACGTCCTTACGATCTAGCCCCTGCTTATATCGCCACGCATTGTAAGTATTCTGCGTGATGCCGTAGGCAGTTCGTCCACCAGGATCACGCGGATCGTCGACCTTGCCGCCCTCGTAGCGAAGCGTCGCCTTCAGCGCGGCGTCGTAGTTCTCTTTCATCGATCAGCCTTCATGCTGAGAAGATCACGGATACGGTCAAGCCGTTCAAATACTTGGTTCAGCGTAATGTTAAACTCTTCGCGGGTGATGTAGCGCCCAGCAACCAGCACCTCGATGTTGCCTACCTTTTCCGCCAGCTCTTTATCGGCTTCCTGAAGATCCTTAACCGCCGCCCAGACGGTGTTGAGCGTCCATCCGCCCAGCACGCCGATCACACCAATGGCAATGTCAAAAAGAACTTGATATTCGACCATCATTGCCTCGTCATCGCGTTTTGGTTTTGACCACGGCTAAGGACATTGATCGCGCCCGCGCGGCCAAGCCGCCCCTGTGTGTCTACACTAGGCGCAACGCTTCCTATGACGCGCAAAGTGTCTTCCAATCTACTAGGCCGCGTTGTTTTTTGCTGCGTTGGCTGCGATCTACCAAACTCAAGAATATCTAGCACACGCTCTGGGTTTTCGTATAAGTCGCGCGCAAGCCGCGCAGACACCCGCGCGTTCTGACGTTTTTGGAGAAACCGCTGCGTTGCGTGAATGAGATTGTATGGGTATGACAGCGGATTATACCACTGAAACGCGACTTCTTCGGTTGCTTTTTCAGCTAAGTTAGCGGGAGCTTTAGCTGATAGGCGTTCCATCTGCTTCATGCGCGCCAGATCGTCGATAGCCAGCTTGATGTCGTTTTTCTGCGCCGCAGTATAGCCACTAATATCCGCGCGCAACTGCGCATCGGTGCTAGGCGCGGTTTTGGAGACTTCTTTAAGTTGAAGCTGATCTTCAGCCAAAGCGCGCAGAGCGTCGTATTGCTCCTTGCCGACTGCGCCAATAATGGCGCGACGCTGATCGGATAGCTTTTTAAGCGCGGCTTTAGGTTCGCCAGCCGTGACATTTTCTAGCACACGATCTGATACTTCTTTGGCCAGCGCTTCTAACGCTTCAGGCGATTTGCGCAAACGCTCTTTAAGAAAACTCATCTCTTGCGATGATTTCTCAGCCCTATCCACAAGAGCGCGCCAATCAGTCTCTTTAAGCGCTTTCGCTTGTTCGGTGAGTTTTGCAATACCAGTTTGCATTCTAGTAGCGCTGCGCTGAACTTGACTAATGATGTCGTTAACATCGGAGCCTATTATATCTAAAGGCTCCCGATATTTTTCGACAAAAGACGCTAGGGCTTTTGGGTCGACTATGCCATCCGTAACGGCTTCTTTGCGCGCCATGGCCAGAATCGCATCATTTACATCCGACATGACCGCCGGATTATCGCCGAAAGTTGTCACAAATTGCCGTGCGTTGCGGCCATCGGATAAGAATTTAGCTACAGTCGTATCGGGCGGTAGAACCGTTTCATTCTTGATATTTGTCCGAAATAAATCGCCAGACACGCCCGTCCGGTAAGGCTTTACTATTTTATCGACAAAAGCTTTATTAGCATCTTTCCATGCTGCACGCGCTTCTTCGGGTATAGTTTCGCTGGACTCAACAATATCGGTCAGTCTTTTTTTAAGCCCAAGCAAATGCGCTTTACGCGTATTGGCCTTAACATCGTTAGGAGAAGCCCTAAAAACGGAGGACAATTCAGCGTTTATGGCTTTGTTAAGTTTGCCGATTGAGCGGAATGATGCCATAACCGGCGCGGCTTCAGTAGGTTCGGCAAAATACCCCGCGCCTTCACCCAGCGAAACCCAATCACCTTTTGCCTGCGGGCGCAATTTAGATATGGATTCGGCCAAAGATTCTGGAACAGTAGCCGGCGAAAACTCTGCCGTCGGGTCAGCAAGAATGCGTTCAGCTTGCTTCACAACAGGGGCGATATCTTCTTTTGCGGCACCCCATTTGCCAGCAAACGGTTTTTTGAATGCTTCGCTGACTTCCTGGCTGGCGAGTTCTTCGCCTTCTTTTGCCGCCGCTTGAATGCCTACGCCACGCTCAAACAGATCCGTCGCCGGAAGCTGCTTTTGAAGCGCGCCAAGTTTAGACTCAAGCGCTTTGCGTTCTTCAGCCAAATTGCGCAAAGGCACATCGCGGATGATGCGCGGATTAGCCCTTTCTTCTGGCGACAATGCGCCAGCGCGCTCTTGGATTGTCGCGTCAACACGCGCCAACTGGTCGCGGATAGCTGCCGCCTGTTGAGCCGGCCGCGCTGCAAGCGCGCGAGCTTCCGGTGTTTCAACGCCAGCATAGCTTTTCTCAAGCGCCGCCAACCCAGGCAGTTCGACGCCGCCAGCCGCCGCCGCTTCTGCAAGAGTAGGCGCGGGCATACCAGGCGTGCGCGGGATCTGAACGCCTCGCTCATAGGCTGCGCGAATTTCTGTCGGAGTGGCGGGGCCAGTCAAAGCTGCGAGCCGGTTCTGAATCGCAGCTTCGTCGCTCGAAATCGGCAAAACGCGCCCGATCATATTACGTGCGCCGACTTGCGCTGCTTCCGCGCCCGTACCAATAACGCGCCCAGCGACCCGCGCCGCCGTGCTGCCGAGCGCCGGCAGCGTCGAAACATCCATAGCAAAGCGTGAGGGCTCAGTAACAGCGGTCATATACGCTGCCTGCGGAGAGCCATACGCGCGAGCATAATCGGCTAAGACATTAGCCGGAAGTGACCGTAGCTGTTCTCTCGCAGCGACATCACCCATAGCGGCTTGGCCAGCCATAAGAGGCAGACCAACAACACCCTTTGCCATTTCTACGGCGGGTTTCATGGGCTCGCGGGCGATATTCATACCGGCGATAGCCGCGCCGCCGCCTAATAGCGTGCCAATGTCAAGGAGGTTGCTAACCGCTTCTTCACCTGTCTTGGGCGCAGTGCCGAAAAATGGCTTTTCAAATACCGGCGAAACAGCCTTCCGTTCAGGAACACCGCCGTATTGAGAGATGATGTCAGAGTAATCGCCCGCCGGTGCGCCGCCGTATTGCGAGATAATGTCTGAATAATCGGCCATTAACGACCTCCCCGCGCCGCAATAGCTGCGCGAACTTTATCCGCAACACTTGCCGGGAACTTATGCGGTCCCTGACCGGGGATGTCTATAGTGACCATATCTTCGCCGCCAGCTTTGCCGCGTCCGCCAGCAGCGACTTTAGGCAGTTCAACATCGGCGTATTTGGCAAGTCGACGTTTGACTTCTTGCCAAGCGCGAAGACGTTCAGGCGCCGGAATCAATGAATTGGCTATATCACCCATAGTCTTGGCGATGAACTCGCGGTCTTCGTTAGATATACCCGCGCCCAGTTTCCCACCAATTTTTTCAAGCGTGTACTCGCCGGCCAAAACTTCGAGACCAGCAATAGCTTCACGGCCTGATGTCGTAGACCCAAAAACGCGGGGGATCTGCGACCCAGCGGTTTCGATAAGACCGCTCGTAGACGCGGCAATCATCTTTGACACGCGATCTTGACCTGAAGGATCTATGTCGAGGTCGTTCAAAATATTAAGCGACGCTTCTTGAGACGCTCGTTTAACGGTGCCGATTGGCTTCATGCTGGCCGGCTCAAAAGTCCGCGCCGCGCTTTCACCCGCTCCGCCGCCGCCGCCAGCCCAACGGATAAGATCGCCGGCCGTTTTAGCTTTGGCGAACACTTCTGGGTTAGCTTTGATCGCTTTAGGCGATAACAGTTCTGACACCGGCGTATCTGGTGACGCGCCAAGCACGTCAAGCGCGCCATCAGCGCCAAGAAAATGCGCCAGATAGGTATTACCTTTAGAGGGTTGAAAACCTGCGTCACGCAGCCGCTGTTGATTAGCCGCCGTAAACGCTTGAAGCATAGGCTCTTCAACTGGCGCGCCATCAACCATAGTGCCGCGCTGCGCCAGAATTGCTTCTTTTGACATACCTTTAGCGCGATCAGGAAAAGTCTTGCGATAAGTGTCGACAAACGTGCTGTCAATGAATTGACCGAGACCTTCCGCCGAAGAGCGCGGATTCTTACCGCGGCCTTCGCGCGCGTCAGTGTATTGACGCTGCTGAAAATCTTCCGGCGATATGACATTAGTGCCGTATTTAGACTGATAGCCAGTGATATTGCCTGCCGAATCTTTGAGCGGCGACCATTCTTCAGCTTGTTTACGTTCTGCCCCACCAACAGGAACTTCCTGCTGAGTTATGGGATTGAGATAAAAACGTCCCGTAACAGGCTGTCCATCCGGCCCGGCATATGTGCGCTCGTAAGGCTTAGACGCCTCTAAAAACTGCGCCGTGTTCATCATCCACTGACGCTTATTTTCAGGTGTAAACATGCGGTTGGGCGGAAGGAGATCCGGCGCAATTTTACCATATCGCGCGAACAATGCGTCAGCGTCGGCTTGGCTATTAACGCCCATAATGTCCTGCTGAAGTCTGTCGCGCAGTTTAGCAAGATTGTCGAACTGACGCCCATGCAATTGCGCACGTTCGCTTTCTACTTCAAGCGCACCTTTTTGAAGGCCAAGAATGTTGGTCGGATCAATGCCTTGCTCAATAGCAGATTGAGCCAAACCCGGTTTTGTAAGATCTGGATTCTGAGTCAAAAACGCATTTGTGCGCGCGATGTCCGCTAACTTACGTTCCCGTTCTTGAGCCACGAGAGCATTAGACGCAAGCGCCTGCCCCTGCGCAAACGAGCCCATAAGGTTCAAGTTTGGCATTTCAAACTCAGGAATGGGGCGATACTGAACAGGCATTCTGCTCTACCTTAAAAAAGAGGTTTATCCAGACCAGCCTTATAACCGGCGTATGCGCCACCAGCCTGAAGAGCTTGGCCAAGCAATGAAGTCATCGCGTTTGTCGGCCCCATATAGGCGCTGGCGTTGTTCGCGCCGATATTAGCGTAACCTTGACCCATAGCCTGCCCGAGATTCTGATAATTCTGTGCTAGATTAGTGCCAGTCTGAAGCGCCGCGTTGCCAATGCCCTGCGCCGCGCCAAAGCCGGTCTGCGTGCCGCCCTGAAGCAATCCGATCTGATTGGCGCGGTTAGCCATAAATCGGTTATAGGCGTTGCCATATTCCTGACTGGCCAGATCCTGCCCGAATCGCTGCGCCGCTTTCAGCGCTGCGCCGGACTGAAGGCCCGCCTGCGCCGCCGCCGAACGGTTGACCGCCTGCATCCCCTGCTGTTCGCGGAACGCATAGCCGGGGTCCATCTCAAGCTGCGCCGCCGTGGGCTGCTGCATAAGACTGCCGGAGTCAACGCCGGGGCGTAGACCCATGAGGACGGCCAGCCTATTCGTGGCTTCCTGTCCAAACTGCGAGTAGGGCTGATAGGCCGCCGTAGCCTGTTGCTGACCTCGTTCAAGCGCCTGCTGGGCCTGCTGGGCCTGCAAGGCCTGCATCATCATGGCCTGCTGAGTGCCTTGGTTCTGAGCATTAGCGGCGGCTGAAAAACCCATGTCAGTTCTCTCTTATCAGCGTTCCGTCCGCTTGCGGGACAAAACCTAGTCTATTCAAGATGTTATACATGAAGTCATGTCCTGGCGTTATGCGTGTAAATGTCATATCCGCCAAAATATCCTTCAAGAGCCCTTTTGTTAGCCAACGCCGTCTAAACTCAGGTAATATAGATACATGAGTTTCGCCATTTTTGGAATAGACCGCTCCGATCACGTGACCGTCTCGTTCTATCGCCTTAACATCCCAATCGGCAGCGACCCGCACGTAATCGTCGTATGATGTCTCGACATGCCAATGCGTTGCCTTAAATCCGATCAATAGCGCGGATTTGCGGTCATCGATTAGCCGCGTCGTCATTACGTAACCACGCGCCCACTGGCGCGGATATTGATGGTCGTAGCCGCACTGGCAATAGTTGAGATGAAGCTACCATTAGACAGGATATGCCCGACGATCTCTGGAAACGTATAGCATTCGCTTGGCTGGAGCGTTTTAGTCTTGACGATCAAGTTCTGGTTGCCGGCTATGTCTAGCACGGTCACGAGATTGACACTGATCGTTGCAGCCGTAGCGCCGTAATTAGTCGCTGTGAACTTATCTATAATGGTCGTAACGCCAGTCGACGTGTATTGTGTGGTCTGCGCGTTTTCGGCCGTTTTAGACGGGATAATATTTGTGGGTGTAACGGTCATGGATCACCTTATGATAAGCGACGAATAGGGTCTTGATTAAAGGCAACAACTTCATTTCGGAATGATTCTGTGGCCGCTGCCCCTTGTCGCGCTTCTTTGGCGACTTCAATCTGAAGCATTGGCATTGCCGATATGGCGCACATCCATTCGTCGATCTCTTTGCCAGTATTAGGGTTTGTCCCGCGCAAAAGCGTAAACCACGCGCATTTAAGTTGCACGCAGTCTTTTTTAATGAGCGGACAAAAATTCCCGTTTTTCAGTTCCATCAGTTCTTCACCGCTATGATGGCGTCTACATACTGAACGGCTAGGTTAAGAGCCGTGGCAGTAAGACTATGCGTATGCGGCAAACCACCGCCCGTCGCACCTGTAGTAAGCCCTGACGCATTTATCAATGACGAGAAAGTAGCGCCGCCATTAACAAGAGTAACGCCGCCTGCAGCCGTGTAAGAATGCGTATGAGATGGAATTTGAGTTATATCAAGCGTAGTGTCGCCAACGGTGCCGGTGATGGCCTGAGAACTGAAAGCCGTTGTAAACGCTACGGAACCGCCCGTTCCAGCCGTGCCGGATACGATGCGTAGCGCTTTATTGTCGTCAGTCGTCAGCTTAGTCCATCCGGTAGGTGCTGCCGTCTGAACAAACAGCATCTTTGTCCCGGCCGGCAATGACGCCCATGTGCCAGAAAAAGTAGTGAACGTAGCCGTCGTTGGCGACGTTGCGCCTATAATAGTATTGTCAACAGTGCTGTCAGATATAGTCGCGCCTGATATAGTTGCGTTAGATATAGTTCCGTTAACAATAGAACTGTTTACTATGACGCCACTAGAAACATAACCGCTACTGATAATGTTATCAACGACATATATCTCAACGTCATTACTATCGGTTAATTTAATTTTGTATGTTACTGAAGGTGAAAACCAAAGATTGCACTCGCCGCGCCCGTCCAGAATTATTGGGTTAGGATTAGTGGTTGCGCCGGACGAACTTGTGTAGGTGGCCAACGGCGTTGTTGTCCCGGCTGCATAAGTATAGACCTTACCGCCTACGAGCGGCTGGCCATCAGCGGTAAAAAATTGCGCTTTAGGTGCGGGGCCGAGACTAGCCATTAGCGTGTAATTCCTATGTTATCGGTCACGGTCAGAATGACAGACGGGATAGCGGGGACAGGAGCCGCCGCAGCGACGGCTGATATTTGACATGCCGTGTCGTTAGTAGACCACATAAGCCTAAAATAGTCACCTGCGTTAAGCCGAAACACAAAGTTCCATGCCGCTACGGCCGCAGCATTATTGCCGACAAGAGTAATCTTGGTGCCTGTATTTGGCTGCGTCGTGCCGTTAATGTCCGCCCAAATATAAACATCGCGCGCGGCCGCGCCGGCCTTATCTAGCTGAGCCGAAAACTGAAAGTTGTATATACCGAGTCTGTCTACAAACACCTGTGATGTTGTTGCGCCTATGTAAACACCGTTAGATAGATCAGTCGTGTTAAACGTGACCGCATAAGCCGTGTTTATTGCCGCCGCCGTCTGCGTGGTCGTGTCCGAAAACACGCCATACCGCGTGTCAGGAACTTGCGGGGTATAAACTGGCGCTACGGCAAGGGCGTCAAGTCCATTAAATACCGATAACTGCTGCGCCATCCATTCGGCATCGGTCGGCGTAACGCCAAAACCCTGAAGCGCAGTTTCGATAGGCCCTTGCGATGACGACCAGCCAGGCTCGTCCGGCGTTACGCCAAGGGCCTGAAGCGCTTTATTAACAACGTCTTGTTCTGTCGCAACTATAGAGTCGGCGGGGCCGACCTGAAGATCCGTTAAAGTTAAAGTATTTGACCCTGCTCCGGATAAATTAAACAGGCTAAAAAAGAACAAATACCATTCACGCGCCATCAGTCCCGTTCGAGGATCGATAATAGGGACGCGGAGCGCTGGGATCTGCGTTATATTTAGCGGACTATTAGGCATTTGTCGGGCTCAAAATAAGTTCCGCACCCATAATGGCGATCTTCACTGGGTCTGTTCCCGACACTTCATACACACGGTCGCGGATTTTCAAGGTCATGCCAAGCCGCCGCCAGATCGTTCTGAATCCATACCGGCCAATTTTACCCATAGATTTCCAATGTTCACTGGACCAAGTATGACCACCATCGTCAGACCAACGAAGCATGACTTGTGGGTTAGCGCCTTGTGTCGTTTCAAAATCCAACAATATATTATTGCCTGACTCGGTCGTAATTAATTGATCATATTCAGAAGCTAACAGATTTATTATGACGGTAAACGGATCATATCCGTCCAAACCAACGCCCGTTTCACAATCTAACTGAAGACTATGCTGCGTTGTTCGTTTTAAATCATTTTGACCCGTTGGAAGCGCTCGCCAACGACGAAGCCATTTTTGAATATCGCCGTTGTCGGTATATTTAGTCATATCAAAGGCATAGATATTGCCGTTTTGATAATCCCCGACGACGATTTCATTACTGAACGCCATCTGGCAGTTGCTGCGATGACGCGTAAATTGATCATACGCCCATCCAGCGCGTTCATGCCATGAGCCAGTTGCAACGTCATAGACCCAAGTTGTATTGGCGGTAGGGAAAATCAAGACGTAGAAAGAATGGCCGTCCTGTTGATATGTATAGCCAATAGCGTCCGAGATGTCTGAATATTGCTGGATCTGCCATTCAACGGCATGTGTGCTTATGCGCTGGCCGGTATAACCTTGCGACCGATAAACGATGCCTTTACCGCGAGCGTCCGCTCCCAGCCAAAATAGCCCATTATCTAGCTTCGCAACGGAATAAGCCGCTGCGCAGCCTATTTCATTGAACGCGCCTTGAATACGCGCAAGCGGAAAATCTTGAAGTCCGGCGTCATACCAAACCTCGACAGAATTGGTGCCGAAAAGCCAAATTTCCCGGTGATCGACGATGAGCGACACGAGCCCGTCCGGCGAACCTTCCGCGCTGGCAAAATCCAGTGGGTCAACAGACAGACCGTCTAATAAAGACGTAACCCAAAACCGCTGACTGTTGGGCTCGTTAAAAACAAAATAGCCGTCAATATAACCGACAGTGACCGCGCCAGGAAAATCGGGATCTGCTATCGGAGCAAAAACATCCGTGGTCAAATTATAAATGTAGCTAGGGCCATTGCAGGCGATAAATAGCTGCGTGCCATTATCGGCCATGCTGACCGGGCCCATCCCAGAAACGGTGCCTTTCAGCGTCGCATTCCAAGACGAATCAATACGGTAAAGTTTTTCCCCGGAAACAACAAATCCATACCCGCCGTATGTCCACAGCCCACGAATAGGACCGTCGCCAACAGTCTGTAAAAGCCGCAGGCCCGGCGCGCGCATAAGATACGCCGGCTCTTTACCGCCTTCGGGCACAATCTCGGGATAAAGGTTCACCATTCTGTTGTCGGCGGCATTGATGCTGCGAGCAACGTATGACGAGCCTAGAATGGGCGTCTTCATGCTTTAGGCCACCGTCGCGCCACGAACGCCGATAACGGCCCATCCTTGCGTGAGGTATTGCAGCGTCACTGAATCGCCAACGGCGGTGAACGTGATGGTGGCGTAACCCAGAGGCGTGGTAGGCGTCAAAACGCCAGTGTCCGCGCCTGCGGCTTCGGCCACATACACTACGGTCTTGATCTGCCCCGCGACGCCGTTCGCGAGCGTGAGCGCGTCACCGGTGGCGGTGGACGTGAACGCTGTCGTGAACGACACGACATCAACAGCGCCCGGCCCGCTGAGCGCCTGCACCCCGCCGACGATAGGGCCGGAGAAGGTCTGCGCGCCCGTGAACGTTTGCGCGGCGTCTGTCCGCGCAATCGTGGCGTTCGTCGCGGGGAACGTTATCACCGTCGCGTCGGTGCCCGCCAGCGTGAGCGAGTTGTTGACGGTGAGCGTCTTGGCGTCCACGCCCGCCAGCGTGAGAGAACTGTTCGCCGTAATGGTTTTACCATTGGCAATAGTAAGCGTTGCCGATGTAGCTGGCGCAGTTATAGTTACTTTATTAATGCTCGTGGCTGTAGCCACGCCAAGAACAGGTGTCGTCAACGTAGGCGACGTTAACGTAGGCGATGTGGCAAACACCGCGCTGCCCGAGCCAGTTTCATCGGTTAACGCAGCGGCCAAATTAGCCGAAGTCGGCGTTTGAAGAAATGTCGGTATATTAGATCCTAGAGATGTAAGACCCGTGCCGCCACGATTAGCGGCTAAAGTGTCTACCGTCCCAGTATTAATGGGCAGACCTGTACAGTTGGTCAACGTGCCTGCTGATGGCGTGCCGATATTGGGGTTTGTCAGCGTCACACCGGTAAGAAATGTAGTTTTGGTCGCCTGCTGCGTTATGTCGCCCTGAACAACCGGCAAAACAGCTATGTCAGCTACGCTGGTAGCGACAGGAAGATCAGCAATTTTAACGGTAGACATTAGTAGTTCCCCGCATAAATGTTATAGCGTTGACGTGTCCCAACAATGCTATATGGCAGCGCCATAATATCATCGGGGTTATTGATTCTCTTCAGATTGCGCTTGCTATACATAGCAATTCGCTGAACTTGTGCTGACGGCTCTACACCAAACTCAGGAGCCATTTCGCACGCCAGATTATATCTAAACGCGCGCAAATAGCCTGGTGGGAAGGACAACGGCGTCGCTAGAGTAGCCGCCGTATCAAGCGGCGTTACTGATATGAGATGAAATTCAAGCGCCCTAAGGGGAACTGGATACACCGTCATTGTCATATTTGGAAAAGACATATTTACCCACATGACTTGTGGGTAAGTGCTAGTGACGGTCTTGACCGCGATACCATCGTATTGCTGTTGATTAATCAGCTTAATGCCGTAAGACACATTGGTCTGCGGGTCGCGAAAATATGTGGCGTCGTCCACTAAAATAGGGCGACCACCCTTAATGGTCGCTAAGATCTCAAGCGAACTTTGCGTTGTAAGTGGCACAGATTCTTGCGTAGACAAAAGCGCATTGTTTAAGATGATGTCGCCGGTAGGACCAATGTCCAGCTCACGCACGCCAGATGGCCACGTAAATATTTGATCTTGTGTGGCAAATACAGATAAACGCTCAGTATTCCACGAGTCGATCATCTGATTCAGAGCGGTCAACGCGTCCTGCGATGTCTCTGCTGAAGGCGTTTCGCCCTCCGCTAAAACCCCCAGAAGCCTCAACGCCCCGTTGATCTGATCGCCCGCTGTCGTCGTCATTATCCACCTTTGGCCTGCGCCCGCGTCTGCGAACAGTATCAGGTTCAGCGTCTGCCGTCACCTCATTAGGATCGAAACGCTCCCATCCGTTTTCGATGTCAGCATTTGCTTCCAGATCCATAGTAGCGACTTTCATCCCGTGGACGGGATGGCGCAAATAAATAACGGCCATTTTTCACCTATGGTAAGGGCCAGGCGGGCCGTAGCCCGCCCGTAAGATTGAATTAAGACGCAACCAGCGGGACTGAATACCACGTCGTCGAATCATACGCGACATACATACAAGCCGTTAGGTTGGTCATTGTAAAGTTTGAGTCGACAGCGATGGCGTTAATAGCATCGCCCGAGGCCGGCCAAACTTTCAAAACCGCCGCAACGTTATTCTTAAGAATGACCGTGCGGCCAGCGATAGCCGCCGGCAGAACAACCCCCTTAGTGCCGTCCGCAGCGGACACAAGCGTGAATCCGTCCGAAACAGCCGCCGCGTTGGCCTGTGTCGAACCGGCCGCCGCGACGGTAGCCGATTTAAGATACAGACCACCAGTCGTGGTGATGTCGCTTGCGCTTACGGAAGTAGCGCCGGAAACAGTGCCTCCACTGATCGCCGCGCCCGTGATGGTCGTTCCACTCACGAGTTCGGGATCAGAGAAGGCAACACCGACAGGTTTAGTGTTAGGCATTGCCTTCTCCTAGTGTTAAGCGATGCGATAAAGCGACCAAGTCGTGTCGCTGGTCTTGCGCGCGCGGAAAGCGGCCGAAGTAGCCGCCGAAACCGCCGCCGAGCCAACAATCGTCCAGCCCGTGCCGACAACAACCGTAGCCGCATGAGTGGAAGCCGTCAGGTTTATGACGTTCCAATCAAACGAGCTATTAATCTTGGCGCTGGGCACAATGTCGTTGAGGCCGGTAACATTATTGGCCGTGACAACAATCGGAAGCGTAATGTCGACCGCGCCGGACAGGCTGGTCGTCAGGATACCCTGCACCAATTCCTGCGAAGTCAGCGTAGCCGCCGCAGTCTTGGCAATCGGAGCGATCTGCACGCCCATAACGGCTTCGTTGATGTCGCCAGCCGTGTACTGGTAGCCGCCCGTGCCCGTGGAAAGGGTCGGGTTAGGGCCAAACGAGGCAAGCGGATAGACCGCGCTCTGAGTCGGGGGGTTATTGGTAGGCATATTACGTTGCTCCTAAATTAGAGAGGAAGAAGGGGCCGAAGCCCCCTCTATTAGCCCCAAAGGCGAACCGCCATCTGCGGACGAATGACGCTGTAACCATACAGAACGTCAATACGGCAGGGCAGTCGGTCGTTGTTGATGTCATACTGACGGACAACACGGAGCGAGATACCGTTGTGAACCTGGCGCGAAGCCATGTCGACGCCCTGCGGGAGCAAGAGGTCGGCCGTGGCGAACGCGATGGCGTCCTTGTGGTAGATCAGGTTCTGCGGATACTGCGTCGAAGCAGCGCCGAGGAACGTAACCGCCGCGCCGCTAACCGGAAGAGCGTCAACCGTGGCCAGAGCATGCGTGGCCGAATACATCGCCGGGACAGTGACCGAAGCCGTGGTAGACGCCGTAACGTCAGCCAAAGCCACAAACTGATAAAGCGAACCAGTAGACTCACGAGTCTGCGGGTTTACGGCATAGACATTGGCGATGGTGAACACGTCGCCGGCCTTGATGGTCGTAGTCGTCAGACCCGTCAGAACAACGGTCGTTGAACCCTCAGTAGTAACCGAGGCGTTAACCGTGACCGTGCCGGCGCGGGAGCCAGTCGTGAACTGCTTGATCGACTGCGACATATTCAGCTCGTCATAGCCGAGAATGCCTTCGCCGAACATGCCGTTCTTGAACTGCTTCGAGATCGCCGAGACCGGGTTGAAGAGACCCTTCATGCCTTCGATCAGCGCGGCGTTCGCAGCCGGGTTGACCGTCGCATAGCGCGGCGACATGACAGCGGCGTTCTCGTTCAGCTTCTGCTGCGCCTGCAACAGGACCAGCGAAGTGGCCGGGGTCGTGCCGGGCGTGCCGACCGAGTTGCCGATGTATTTGAAGCTGTTCGCAACGTCGGCGTCGATGGAAGACGCAAGCTGCGAAATACGCGGCTTCAGCACACGTTCCGCAAAGTCGTCCAACTGCAACGTCAGTTCGGCGGTCGTAAAGTTAACGCCGATGTGCTTCTGGCTGGAGACCGCGAGCGTGGTGTACTGCTCGTTGTCGTCCTGAACCTGAAGCGCAGCGCCGTCCGTGACCAGCGCGCGGTCGGGCAGGCGGATACGCAGGGTCGAGCCGATCTTAGCGCCTTCAACGGCGAAAGAATCGTCATACTGACGGTTAACGGTGCGGGTCAGGACAAGATTATTCTCAAGGATTTCCAAAGCCTTGCGAGTAATCATGTCAATGGTAAGAAGCGAATTAGACATTCCTTATCTCCGATTCTGCGCTTCCCACTTCTTGATCTGTCTCTGACGTTCCGCTTCAATCCATTCCGACGTTGACATTTCCTTTATGGACCGGGGGTCCGTTGTGTCTCGTCTCGGGCCAGAGTTCGACCGGGTTGCCGTGACAGGCGCAAGAGGCGCTGGCGCGGTTGATGTCTTCTTGACCGGCGGATTATCAACCAGTTTGGCTTCAATCCTGCCGATCTCTTTTGCCTGCAAGACAGGCGGCAACCGGGAAATACGCGCGGCTTCTTTCGGGTTGGATCCGAGGAAGTAGATGACCTCGGGGCCAATATCAGAAGCCTGAATCGCCTGCGCCATATAGTCCGTGACGGGGAGACTGGGGTTATACGCGACCTGTTCAAAGTCCTCGTATTTATCCCGCGCCTCTTCCTCACGATCTCTATAGGCCTCGACGAACTCGGCCTGTTGCCTTGCGGCCTCGCGCTGAGCCAACATTTCCCGAGCTTTCTGCTCCGCCAACGCTTCCGCGTATTGCTGAGCCGACTCGAAATCGTTGGGGTCCGCAGGAGGTGCGACAGGTTGTTTAACCTGTTGCTCCGCAAGCCGCTGGGCCTGCTCACGTTCCCATTTCCGCTGTTCTCTTGCAAGGCGCTTGCTTACAATCGCGTCCAGCTCTTCTTGAGAGAACGATTTTGTATGCTGCTGTTCCTCCGGCGTCGTATCAGCAGATTCCGGCGCTGCCGTGGCTTCCGGTTCCGGCGCGGGGCTGATCTCCGCTACAGCCTGTTCTTCGTCAGACATTACGTCTCCTGTCCTAGCTATCCGGCTAGTCGGTCGTTTATATTTACATACAAATAGCTACCGCGTCAAACGTAGTAGCTAATGTTTAATTTGGCGCTGGCGGTAGTCTCAATAAATTTGATCCGCGACAGATCGCCGTCATATTGAAAAGGAACGCCGGCCACCAAAAGCATGCCTACAGAAGCTGTTGGATCCGTGCCATCATCGCGCCACCGAACATTCTGCGTTTCAGCAACAATAAGCGCGAAATTGGCTTTGGTGGACATGCCGTCTGGGGTTCTAACCGGGACAGTAAGACCGACCGCCGAAGACAGATCAGTAATCGGCTGATAACCCATACAAGTCGTGATAGCCTTAACATTTGCAGTCATTTATACTCTCCCGCGTTGCGCTAACGAACGCAATTTTACGTCCGTAGAATAACTGTAAACAACCGGCGTAGCAAACTGCCAATAAGAATTATTGCCGCTGTTTACATTTCCGTTTGTCGTATATGCCAGCCAGGTAGCGCCGCCGATAGCCCTAGAGTCTTTTATGTCGCAATAGCTTACGCTATTAGTGCCGCTGGCGTCCGACAATATGAACTGCGACCCCGCTACAGTGCTTCTGAGAGACAGAAGATTTCCGGATGTTCCAGAAGCCGTAAACTGCGATACCGTTTGAGTTGTGCCCGCAGTAAAGTTGATTGTTGTAGCCCCTGTAGCTCCATAAGTATTTGTTATGTCTGAAAAAGTATTATTTCCGGTAATAGTCAACGCCCCCGCGCCTCCTTGGTTCAAAGCGGCAGCGTAAGTATATCCACCCCCAACAAATGTTTTGGCGCTTGCTGACGTAAGAGAAATTGTTCCGTTACCCGTTCCAGCGGATGTGGTAAATCCAGAACCAGTTGCATTCCAGACGGTTGCGCCCGAACCGGAAAGACTAATCGTCCCGCCGTTAAACGCGATAGATCGCGTTGCGGAGCCTGTATTAGTAAATGTCGGGCAGGATAAAGTTTTTCCGTTTAGGTCAAAAGCGCCAGAAATAAGTGAAAATGAAAAAGTAGCTGCTAACGTAAGATTATCAGCTATTTTTTGCGACCCCACATATGACGCTATACTTTTGTTTATCGTTATGCCGTTAGACGTTATTGTCTGAAGAGCGCTATTTCCATTGTAAAAATTAATCGTGCCCGATGTGCCGGTGACGGTGGAGCCAGTACCCAATTTAAAATCACCCGATATATTTATCGGGCTTAGCGTTGTCGTGGAAAGCACTACATCATAGGTCGGGGTAGTTCTGGCTGAAAGATCTATCGTGCCAAAAAGCCAGCTATTATCTAAAGTTATAGTATTGCCATCCGCAAGCGTTGCGGTATCACCCTGGAATACGGCGGTGTCTTGCGCGAGCGGGAAATTATTGACGTTAACGGCCGCGCCGCTTCCGGTAGCCGTAGCCCATGCGGTAGCTGACCAGTTTCCGCCAGCCGCTAAATTCCAATATACAGTTTTAGGCGTGTCAAATGTAATCTTATTTCCGTTGCCGCCAGCGTTGCCAAAGCGCCCCGTGCCAGCAGAGTTCCAGTTAGCCACAGAAACAGACGCGCCAGCGGCTTGTATGTCTCTAAAATCAACATCTGTCGTTGCGGCAAATGTAGCGACAGTCAGTGTGCGTTGAGTGCCAATGGTCGACGATACGATAAAAATTCGGCGTATTGCGGTATTAGCGGCGCCAAGCGTCAATGTGCCATTAACAGTAGTATTAGCCCCAAACGTCACGGTCTTAGTGCCGGTCGCGCTACGACTTGTGACTGAAAAATCATTGAATGTGTTAGCGCCGTTTATTACGGGGAACCCAGACGCGGCGCTACTGAATGAAATATTATAAAATGTTTTACCCGCGCCCGCAAACGTAGGATTAGCATTTGAACATGTGATAGTCGATGTTCCGGCGGATAGTGTATAGCCGCCCGTTGAACTATCCGTATATGGCGACGCGCCAGAAAGCGTGACTGCGGAAGCGTTAAGATTCAGCGCGCGCGTATTTGAGTTGGCAGAGATCGTTATGCCAGTCGCTGACAACGAATAATTTGACACCGATGTATCAAACGTGCCGTTAGTCAACGTAATCGTGCTTGAAGCCGTTAATGCCCCGCCAAGAGTCACCGTCGCTGACGCGCCATTTATGATGATTGCTGGCACAAACGAAACGGCGTTCGTTATGATCGTTCCAGTGGCGGCAAAAGTTACCGTATTGCCAGTCCAAGTAGTCCACGCAAAATACGTAGCAGACGGATTTGTCCAGTTTCCATTCACGGACAATAGACCAACGGATGTCGTCCCAGTCAGCGTCATTTTGCGCGCGGCATTGGTAATGCCGCTGGCGTCAAAATTCGCGCATACTGCGGTGGCAGTATCAATCGTTACTGTAAAAGTTCCGGCCGCAGAGCTGTCGTTAAAGAATACATTGTCTGCGCTTGTGGGCGCATTTGTCCTGAATATCGCGCCGCCAGAGGTCGTCGCCCAATGCGCAGCATAATCGGACCAATTGCCATTTCCGCCAACCCAATAGAAATCAGCCATCGATCACAACCTCTTCCGGCGGGTTAACAATAGCAATCCATTCATTCCAACGACGCTGTTCTTCGTCGACGATGTCCGCCGGCGTGAACGCATCATATTGCGCCTGACGCACAACGATGGCGTCGTTTAAGACAAAAATGCCGTCGGTCGCAGAAAAACCGATAGATACATTCTTATCCGCTAAGATCACAGCGTCATAAGTTGTGAAATCAACCATTGTCAGACCGCCGCAGTATAGCTAGCTGAAAACTGAACGTAGTTAGAGTTTGCGCCAGTAGAGATATGCGCCGGGGTCAAAAACGCTGACGCTCCGTTAGCAGTAGCGCGGTAATATAGGTTCATTTGCGTTGCGCCATTGCTTATAACCGCGCTAGACGGATTGTTTGTGGTAAACGCCGATGAATTTCCGATAGTAACCGCCGCCAATCCATCTTGTGTGCCTGCTGTATTGCCGACAGCGGTGAAAGGCAACCCGCCGATAACGATGGTCCCTGTAGCCCCGGTTGTGTCTACCGCGTCGGTCCGCACAACGCCTTGCACGTAAACTATGTTGCCAATTTTCGTATAGCGGCCCGCAGTAATAGGATCATACGTTATAGACGCAAAATTAACGCCGTCTGTCGCTAAAGTAGGCGTCCAAACACCTTCTTGATATTCATCAAGAATATTGGGGTTGGTGCTGGCGGGCGTGCTTGTAAAGTTTATGCCTGAAATTGGCAGCCCATAATTAGACTGATATAGCGAAGATACAACAGCGCCTGCGCCGTCTTCAAGAAACTGGCCGTTTGTAATAGTAGACCCGGCGCAGTTAAATACGGTAACAATTGAATCGCCGCCTGCAATATCGACGCGGAAAGGTAAAATAGACCCGGCGATAAGTTTGTAGCTATCTGATTGGCCAAAGGCGCTTCTGATAGCAACAGTGCCTATATCGCAGATCAAGGCTCTATCGACAAATCCGCTTGCACCATTACCAAAATGCTTCCAGTCAGTTATATCTACGCCACTAGAAGCGGAAGCCGCGTTCATGTAGATATGCGTTTGAACCGCGCCTTCAGTCCAAATACCATTAATTAAATTACGCGAAATCGTAAGAGCGGTAATTTCGACGTTATATCCGACGTTGTTACCACTGCTGAGATAGTTGCTTTCGTAACTGCCACCTATAATCATATTACCGTTAGCGCGCCCTTGAATCAGAAGCCCCGCGCCGTCGTTAAAGAAACCGTGACAATTTAAAAGCTGATTGGCGTTAGAAGGATATACGTTGGCTACGGGATTATCCCACGATTCTATGCCGCCATCAATAACAAACCCCGCTCCAACATTATTAGAGCAGGTAATATTATCAAATGAAGTAGTAAGCGCTTGACGAATACGAAGTCCATGCGAACCGCACTTATAAATTGTGATGTTCTCTAGCTTGCAGTCAAAAAGACGCAGAGTATCTATGCCGATCTGATTTGTTTTTGTGCGGTCGCCTTGCACCGCAAAGTTGGCCATGTATATGCCAGCTTTATCATAGCCACCTTGGCCAAGAACTACTTGGTTTCTAATGATAGCGCCATTATATGAAGAGGTAAAAAGCGTCGAAGTTTTACCTTCCCCGACAAAATAAACGGTTTCAGGGACATTTATCTGCGTTATGCGATAGTTTCCGTGCGGAACATATACTGTCGCGCCGCCTTTATTGGGAAAATTTGGGTCGTAAAGATTAACGGCCGTTTGAAGCACTAATGATCGAGCATAATCTAGCGCGGCCTGGATAGCCGCCGTATCATCAGTTACGCCGTCGCCAACAGCCCCATAATCCTTGACATTTATCACTGTCGTCGTCGGAATAGAACTAATAGCCGCCTGTTTTGTCACGCCGCTTTGGACGAGCGGAAATATCTCCGATCCCGTCAAAGGAAGCAAAGCTGACGGTAACTGAGAGATCTTTACATCGGCCATTATGCGCCCCGATTTTTAAGCTAGGAACTTCAATTTATACAGCGTGGACAAATATAAGTCCACAATCCCGTCGATGATGTTCTGGATGGCGCTGTCGTCTTTATACTCTTTCCGAGCTTCTTCAATTTCTTTTAGCGAATCCTCAAGAAATTCAACGACATTATTGGTCTTTTTAGCAGAATGCAGCGTGATCGGTCCAATCAGACCGTATCGGCCTTGATAGGCTTCAGCCAAATCATCAGCCAAATCGATGACTTTTTCATAAAAACCGCCCAGAGCCTTGTGTTTGGCGTAGCTGCGCGTGTTCAAATGCACCGAATGGGTCACATCGCGGGCTAAAAACAAATGTCCAATCAGATCCGCGCAGCTCATTGTCCCATTTCCCTCATTGGCGTGTTGCCCGGCACGATGTCGCCCATGTCCAGCGCCGCCGCGATGGTGCCTTGAACAATGTCCTGCACCTGTTCAGGCGTCATGCCCGCCTGCATGGCCGACAGACGCTTGGTTTCGGCGTCATAAGCCTTAATCTGCGCGTTTTGCTCGTCAATCGCCAGCTTCTGCATCTCATAGGACTGCATAAGCTGCTGGATCTGGGCCGTTGTGGCCTCCATTTCCTGCGCCATTTGCTCCATCTGCATACGCATGGCCTGCGCTTCCGGCGATTCGTCGGTGTCCTGAAGCACTTTTGGGTCAAGCATTTTCTCAAACCGTTTGGCCATCGTCTCAGAGCCTGGCCAGTCCATGTTTTTGACGAACAGATCGCCCGCAACCGACCAAAGCGCCGGATTCGTCTGGAGGATCTGGCCCATCGTGTCCATAGCTTCCTGCTTACGGGTCATGTAGCTGGGGCCAGAGGACACATGCACGTCGTAAGTGCCGACGTTCGGATTGTAGATCTTGGCGATCTCAATACCCTCTTCGTTGACAATCTTGCGCACCGCCTCCGGTTGAGCCGGATTGATGCGCGCCATGCCGACTTCGCCATCAACGCCGATGATACGCGCGACACGCTGCGTGTCGTAGATCTTCGGGATAAGGTCGACGAGCTGACGCGCGACGTATTTTACCGCGCGCGCGAGGTTGTCGACATAATGATAAGTACTCGTGTCGCCTTGCCGCTCCCGAGCGAGGATCGCACGACCCGTCCGCTCGTTGGAAGTCGCCCCAATGCTACTATCGTACTGGCCAGTGGTCGACTTGATGTCTTCGCCAGCGCCCATCTTGGCTTGAATAAGGCCCGTTTGAGCCATCGGAGGCTGGGCGCGTTCAGGTAGCGGTAGCGGGTTGCCGGCTCCGTCGGTAACATCGGGATTGACCTCCAGATACGGCCAGTTGTTCGTATTGGCCGTCTTCCAGTTGGTTTCGTAGCCTTCGAACTGGCCGCCATAGCCGATGAACGGCGCTTTGGGGGCCAGCGCCAGCATTTCCGCTTCTTGGCTGACCCAGTAGTTATACATGCGCTGCGCGTCTTTAGCGTTACGCACTAGACCGCTAATGTAGATCTGACCGTCGACCTCGAACTCGTTGCCGATCACGCGGACGACGGGGATGTATTTACCCGCCCACTCGCGTTCTTCCAGCACCTCGTAGCCGTTGGTTTTGATCCACATGACTTTACGACGGTCGCTCTCGCGGCTGCGCAGCGGCTTGCCATACGCGGTTCTTAATCGACGATCCTCCGGCGTGCCATCGAACGCCGTAATATTGTCTGGGTAGAGATTGAGCTTGGCGCGCTTAGTGTCGACGTAAAAATACTCTGCGATGCGAACAGTCTCTTGGCTGACCCACATGCTAAGCGTCTGGTCGCCCACGCCCTGACTCATCATACCTGTGACAGGCGTGGCGTCGGGGTACATGCGCTCATATTCAGCTTTCGGAATGTCTTCCGTAATAAAGCACCAATTCGCGTCCTGACCGCACGGGTCTTGGATCATCGGGTCCATATAGACGCTGAAACTGCTACGGACGCGGGCGATGCGAATGTCCTGTTCGAAAGAGTCTTCTTTCGTGTATTCAGTCAGGATGCGAATATAGCCTTCGCCGTATGTGACCTGGTTGTCGCAGGCCGTGTCGTAGGCAACGTCGGCGTCAGACATATACTCGATATGCCGCACGATGCCGTCGAAGATCTCCGCGACCTCCGGATCCGCGTTCTCGTCGGCGGGAATGACGCGGGCGGTCGGGCGGTTCTGGCGTTGCTCGTTGGTCACGAGACGCACGTGCTGCGGCAGCTTGTTGATTGTCAGGCACGGCCGTGCGTTGATCGTCTGGCCCTGCACCGCACCGCGTGTCGCCAGCACGTCCGCCGGCCACTGCCATGCGTTGTCCGGCGAGCCCGCCATGAACCGCAGATCGTCTAGCTCGTCTTCGCGGCTGTCCGAATAGGCTGCCATCGCCACCGTAAAGCGGTGACGCATGGTGGCCAGACGGTCATCGTCCGGGTTATCGCTGACCTTGCCAGCCGCTACGACATCATCAGAGGCCATTATTTTTTCTTCTTTGCGGCTGCGCGCTTCGTCGAATAGGCGATGGCGACGGCCTGCTTGACCGGCTTACCAGCGGCGACTTCGGCTTTGATGTTTTTACGGAAGGCGTTTTTGGATGTGGACTTAACGAGCGGCATTACTTCTTCCTTGTCTTAGCAGACTGCTTGAACGCCTTAGCGGTTGGCGCGCGCTCTGCGCCCGGCTTGCGCATCTTCTCGCCCGACCCGGCTTTGATGCGCGCGCGCTTAGCGTGAATGTTGGCATATAGCCCCGGCTTACTTGCCACAGTTCCATCTCCGCATCGACGCCTTTGCCCGTTCCGCGTTCTTAGACTTAGCGACCACTCCCCCCATACGGGCGCAGAAGCTGGCCTTACGGCCTTCGTCGGCCTTAGTTTTAGGGTTGGGAGCCGGCGGCTTCAGCTTGCTGCCCGTGGCGGCGTTATACTTAGCCCGGCCCTTGGCCGTCAGCCCAGCGCCCGCCTTAGTCGACAGCTTCTCGCCGCGACCAACGGATAGCGATACGGACTTCTTCGCCATTAGTGACCCATCCATCCTGAAGAGGCTGCGTTCCCACCATAGGACATGCGCGGCCTGTTGTCTACGGGCCTCGCCTCCCTGTGCGCGACCGGATACGCGAACGTCACGGCGATAGCGTCGGCGGCGTCAGGTGAGGCTAGACCTCTGGCCTTCATGTCCTTCTTGCTCTCTAGGAATATAGTCCCTTTACTGTCGGGCTTCGTCAGCGGGCCTGTCAGGTCGGACTTGAGGAAGCGGTCGTTTGGTATGCTCGCGGTCTTCAGCCACTCCCGCATGGCGTGCCACATCTCAGCCCGCTTGTTTCCGAACATGATCGGTTTGGCGGATCTCATGCCGAAGTTAACCCCACGGATCTTATACCGCTGCTCCTTCAGCCGATCGACGACGCCCGCGCCTAGCCCGCCCTCGTCGATCACGACCAGCGCCGGCCGGAACTCTTCTATGATGTCGATGACCCGCCCCACGATCTCCATGGTGTCGTCGCCCCGGTAGCGGCGTATGCCGATGATGTCACGGCCCTGCCGTATCGCTATCACTGTAGCGTCCGCCCCGAACCGCGCCGGGTCGACGCCTACGATTATCGGAGCCGTCTGATCCTGTGATGGCGGGCGTGTCTGCGCCTCCATGACCAGTGACGACGGTATGAACTGATCGTCGCTCGCGTTCGGGAAGGCTCCGTAGACCTCAACATGCGCTTGGCTAGAGTCGGGTCCGTATTCGTCGATAATCTGTTGATAGACTGCCTTATCAGTTCCCTCCACGCTTCTGGCGTCAACAACCTTGTTTCGCCAGAAGTCGCGCTTGCTGTTGAAGCACTCGTAAAAATATCCGCTGTTACGGCGGGGGTTGCTGAAAGCAAGCCAAAAACGATTAGGAGTGTTCTCTGTAAAGAAGCCACTGGCCACCGCCCATATACTGTCATCAATACCGCTCGCCTCGTCGAAGACCAGCATGACGCCCGCGAAGTTGTGAACGCCCGCGTAGCTGTCAGGGTTCTCGGCCGACCACAGCCGCCCCTCGACGCCCCAGTAGCGTGTGCCCAGCTTCAGATCCCGCTCGACCAACTCTGCGATCCACTTGGCCGGTAGCACTCGTGTCGCGCTTACCTCGAACCAATGGCTGTTAAGGCTCATTGATAGCCATTTGGTGATCTCGGCCCAGGTGACGCTGCGGAGCTGCGCCTCACTGTTAGCCGACACAATGGTCGTCGAGCCGATCCTTGTGGTCAGCATCCAGATCACAAGCCAGCTAACAAGCGCCGACTTACCAATACCGCGCCCAGATGACGTGGCCATGCGAAAGGTTTCGAAGTCGATTTTGCCGCCGTTTATACGGATGTGTTCTTTGAGATCTTGCAACACCTCTAGCTGCCACTTGCGCGGGCCGGTAAAATGTTCCAGCGGCGTGCCGGCCTTACCCCACGGGAACGCCATCCTCACGAACGCTACGGGGTCGTTCTTCACCTGCGCCGACCATAGCGTCGCCATCAGCTTCTGTTCTTCGTCCGCTGAGTAGATCGGCACTTGCATCGATTATTTCCCCTTGGATCACGCGCTGCTGCGCCTCTTCTAGCGCCGCTATGATGGATATGCGCTGCTCGACCTGCACCTGCACCGACTGCGGCGCTGTCCACTTATGGACGTGCTTGAGAATGTCTAGCGCCGCCTTGGTGTCGCCAGCGCGCGCGGCGTTGTGCAGCACCTCGGACATTTCAGCCTCGCCCTCGGCGCGGCCCTTCTGCTCAGCATACTCCGCGATGGGGTCGAACTGCACGAGCCTGCGGTATTCGGTCGGCGTCATGCCAGCGGCGTAGGCGAGCGTGTCGCCTCTGAGGCCCTTGCGGGCGGCGAGATAGATGCGCTCCAGCACCGCCTCGGTCGCTTCGATTTTGCGCGGCTCGTATGGAAGAGACTCAAATGTCATTGGCGGAGCCTAGATTTGCGCGGTCGCGTAACGGCGGATAAACCGAATACATTTCGTCTCTTACACGTTTAGCTCGCTCTAGGGTGGCTGCCCGTCTTCGAATGCGTTTGCCAAAATACAGCATTTCCACGCAATATCTATCGCCTTCTTTATAGATATTCCGCATGTCGCTGTCGCCGTGGTGAAAATATGTGTTTTGTAGCTGCGTGACTACGCGCAGATTACTGATTCGATTGTCGGTTTTGACACCGTTTATGTGGTCAATAGTCATGTTCTCCGGCACATGTTCGCCATGAACCCATAGCCAAACAAGCCTATGCAGCTTGTATTCGCGGCGTTTTACAACAGTGCGCAAATATCCGTTCCAAGTTTTTGAGCCTAATAAACGACCTTTAAGGCTAAAGCATTCGCCTGTTTCCGGGTTAATGCGTAAACATTCTTTAAGTTCGGCTTGAGTTATTAGTTTCATGTTTTGAGTATAGGGGGATTGGGGGAGGCCGTCAACATAAAAAATTTTTTAAAAATTGTTCACGACACATGCGTATTTCTTAAAGGAGATCCTAGGGCGCTGTCCCCCTCCCTCTGAATGTCAACCAGCTATATGTAAACGGCTCAGACGCAGATTGAATGTAGACTTAAACCATTACGTTAAGTTGACAATCAAACGTCGGATCGTCATGCGATGAGAAGGTCGCGACAAGCGCCAGCAAAACGTCGGATCGTCATGACGACGCAGGTTCATGCAGAATGTTTGCGCCTGGACGGCGCGGGGCAAAAAACGTCGGATCGTCGAATCGCCATGGCGATTTTGGTCGCTCAAATCTTTTTGCAGTCCCTATACTATTATGTTTACATTTATTCTAAAACTCCTTATAACAACTCTCATGACGATATGACGTTTTCAAGCAGCGCCTCGCCTTCAGCGCCATGTCGTCCGACGATTCGACAACTATTTTCGACGATCCGCAAAAAACTTCTTGACGTTATCCACAAATCAGCGCAAAGATAACATATCCACAATGTAAGGGGCAAAGACAATGCCAACCATCAGCTTCAAAGCCAAAGTAGAGACAATATACAACGCCGACGAAACGCCCGCGTGGCGTTGGATCAAAGTGCCGGCAATAGAGCGCCGTCACTGCGACATGGCGGCATTCCGCAACCACGCCAAGTATAGGTCATACGCTAACAGCGATATGTTCGGCGGCATGATCAAGCGCGCGCTAAAGGAAGCGGGCGTGAAAGAGTATATCAAGCTGCATGAAATACCCGCGAACGTCACCGTCGACGAAAGCGGCTTTCTTGCCAAAGTAACAATCAACATATAACATATCCACACAACAAAGGGGCCAAGACGATGACTGACATGACCGACGAAGAATATAGCGCCGCGCTTTACGCTGCCTTTGGCCGCCCGAACGGCACGGAGGCTGACATAATCCATGACGCATGGGCGTGGTTTAAGTGGTAACATATCCACACCGTAAGAGGAGACGACGATGACTGATACAACTTATAACGGCTGGACAAACTACGCGACGTGGCGCGTCAATCTGGAAATGTTCGACGGGATCGAACCGCGCGAATGGTTCAAGACAGATGACCAATATGAGATGTCGAAACAGCTAAAAGACTTTGCCGAAGAACTGGTGACTGGTGACGTCGGCGAGGGGCTAGCGGCAGACTATGCGCTGGCGTTCATGGCCGATGTCAACTGGTATGAAATCGCCGGCCATTTAATTCAAACATTAGAAGACGCATAATAACAGGCGGCGCTAGCAATGGCGTCGCCTTTTCTTTTGCAACATATCCACAAGGAATAGCGACATGACAAACTTAAAAGCATGGTGCGAAAGCAAATGGGAAGGCCCAATGTTGAATATCGGTCACGGTAACGTGTTCACGCAAGAAGGCGCAAGCATTCGTGTGCGCGGCGGGAGCGCTCGCAACTACAAATCAAAAGAACAAAAAGCCTATGAGGCACGGTTCGGCATTTACAATGACAAGCTACGTTCGGTCATCTTGGCCGAAGCAACCAAAACAGACGGCGTGTATCGCTGGCCAAAGACCGAAAAACCAGCCAAGACAGAACAAGCGCCGGCTATACCGCGCAAACGCGTTCCCAAAGCAAAGCTAGAACAAGCGGCGGCCATCATCGCCAAAGTGCCGCAAGATGAGTTGGCGACGTTCCTAGCGCGCTTTGGCTTGTCGCTGTCTCTAGCGGCGTCCATCGCATCGCTGGACAATGCCGAGATGATTGCACGCCAGTTTTTGAGGGTTACGCTATGATTGAATTAGAGCTGGAAGCCAAAGCGATAGAAGAGCTAATCGAGCTGTTATCCCGCCTCCCAAATAAATCCATCTATCTAAGCGACGCGCTGCTAACGCTGCGCGACGTTTACGACAACGCTGCCGAAGAATACTGGACCGAACAATGGAGCAACCCGTGACCTACCATATTGAATATGAGCTAGACGAGTTCCAGCCGTGGCCGGGGATGGCGATATACGCCTATGGCGTGGCGACCATCTCTTACAAATGGGAGGGGCGCGACCGCGACACGGGCGACGACGCCGGCCCATACGACATAGAGCTGGAGCATCTGACGATAAGCGCCGACAAGGCTAAAGAGCCTGACCGCTGCATAGAACAGACGCATCCGCTATTCTTGGCGGTTGAGGCGGCCATACAATCCGATGACCATGTCATTCAAGCCTGCATAGACGACTATGAACAAAACTGACCTAATCGCCTTTGCGCTGGGGGCCGCGCTTGCCGTCCCCGCGCTCGCCTTATTCGTAACATATCTACTGGGAGGCCTATAATGTCACGCATGAAAGATTATTTTGAATTTAGCCAGCTCTTGCATTGGCTGTCAGATGAGGCGCTTAACATCCTGTTAGAGACAGAGCAGGACGATTACCGCGCCAAGATCATCCAGAACGAATTAGAGAAGCGCGGTCATGCTCCGGCTTGATCTCGACACGCAACCCGGAGGGGTCTTGACCCGTTGGAAGGTTGGGGAGGGGCTGTCGCTGCATCGGCGCGACGGCTCGCTCATAATGAAAATTCATGCGCCCTACGCTGACGAGCGTTCTGTCGTCACGGCGGCGCACGCGCTCAATTTCATGTTCAAGAGTCTAAAACATGCAAAAGCAAGAGATGATCGAAGAGATTCGGGAGCTGATCGAGGAAACAGCCCGGAATCATAACATATCAACCGCGGCTCTCACCGGCCACAACCGCCGCAAAGGGGTCATCTGGCCACGGTTCGAGATTATGTGGCGCGCCAGGCACGAGCTGAACGCGCCGCTCCAGCTAATCGGACAAGTGCTAGGGGGCCGCGACCACACGACCATCATGCACGGGATCAAACGCTATGAAAATCGGTGAAGCAATGGCAATCTTATTGGCGGTAATAATCGAAATAGTGTTGGGGCTAAAATGACGTTCGAAGAACAATATCAGGCCATACAGGCCGTAATACCTGACCTACCGCGCGATGTGCCGGCCTATCAGGTGAACCCGCCCTTGTGGGCGTTCTGGCGCACGGTAGAGCCATGGGCGCAAGAAAGCCCCGTCTTTACTGAAATGGAGATCGTGCGGCGGCTAGACTTGCTTTACATGGGGCAAGGCGTCTGCTAGAAAGGTTTTGACACGGCTTTCTGTGTCGTTTCCTCCCTATGGTGACTGGCCGGCGCAAGCCGGCCTTCTTTTTTAGTAGCCTAGCATCGCCTTCAAGCGATTGAATATCCCGTCGCTTACAACCGTTGGCTCAAATCCCCGCGGCGATAAGATAGGCGCTGACCCCTGAATAGACCGCATGGCCTGCGCCTGACGCTGACGCATCGCCAGCGCGTCCTGCGGCGACATGACCTGTATGCCAAGCCGATTGGGCACCGGATTGGCCGCCACAAAATCGGCCGCCTGCTGCTGCCCATACATACCGCCAAGCCCTGCGACTGGCGCTGGCATAGGAATGCCTAAAGCGCTTGCCGTATCGGCTATAGCCATGTAATTTTGCGTGCGGTAAGGATCGTTAGCCGTAGGATAGTCCGGGGTAAATGTTCCTGCGGCTTCGTCAAGCGCCATCCGTCGGTTTAACAAACGGCGGCTTTTTTCTTCTGCCGTTTCATCGCGAGGCGCTTTATAAAGATCGAACATCGGGCCGCTAAAGTCATAGACATAATCGCCAGAAGGTTTTTTAACCATGACCGAGTCCGAGTTTGAGCGGCGCTTAAAGGCGCTCCAGCAGGAAATATCCGAGTCCTACCTTAAAGGATATAACGAGGCCAGGCAACGCGCCCAGTGGACTATAGCGGCGGCCGTCGATGAAAGCACCCGTCTACGGAACGCGCTCGAATGGGCGCTGGACGAAGTTCAGGACGAAAACCGCCGAGTCCGTATTCTAGCAGCAATGCACAGACGGCAACCAAAAGATCACGAACGAGACTGACCATAGCCTAGGCCCTCCAGCAGCTCGCGGGCCGTCTCATGGGCCTGACATAGCCCCTCGACGATCTCCGGCGGACACTCATCGTCCCCCGGAGTCGCCGCCCAGTCAAGGTAAAGATCAAGCTGGTCGGTCAGATTAGCCAAGACGTTCATAAAGACTGGATAGGCGTCAACCTTTAAGTGGGACGACATTGTCTTTCCAGTCCGGTTCGACCATGTTGCGTAGCTTGGCTTTAGGCAACGCCGCTAGGTCAGGCCGCACGAATATGTGCCGCTTCGATTTATATTCAGGCGAGCTACAAAGCCCTTTGTCAACCCATCCGGCTTCTTTCAGAGCATGAAACAGCGCCGGCTGAACGATCCTTGTCCGCAGATTGTCCGGCGCGGCCTGTGACAACTCTTTAAGGATGATGTGCCAGGGGCCAGAGATGATGTCGGTCTTGAACGGCGATTCTTGCTTTTCGATAAGGTGATGAATGTAGCTCTCCGCGTTGCTCATGCCGGTGTAGATCAAACGCTGCTTGTATTCGGTCGCAAACGGAATCGCTTTCGGATTAAACTGCGACACGTCACGCGAACGCAACCAGCCCGCGACGGCTTCAAATCCACCGGCCTTATACCAGTCCCAGATCCGCGTCGTTTCTTCCGGCGTCATCTTCGGCGCGTCAGACCAAACGCAGAACCAGCGCCGGTCATCGCTGTCGAGCGTGATCGGCATAGACTCGTTCGTGAACGCCAGCATGAAAATGCGGTTAGGCATTTCGAACGGATGCAAACCTTTGCGGTTGACCGTCAGCATCTCCGGCGGCGCGGCGATGATCGGCTTGAGCTTGTTCGCCAGCGCCCGGCGCTCTTTCGCTTCCGGCTCTTTCAGCTCGTTTAACACCATGATCTCAGTCTGATAATGGTAGCCAAAATCGCTGTTGATCTTATTGCTGTCGATCACCGCGACGTTTCTCATGTGCTCGCCGCCAACGGCCCAGAGCAGCGGATACCACATGGTGTCCTTGCCGATACCGCCGTTGCCGCCGTGCAGGATCGCGTGATTGATCTTCGTGCGCGGCTGCTGCGCCTTCACGGCCATCACGTTCCAGATATGCTCAAGTTCGCGTTCGTCCGGCACGAGACGCCGGCAATGGTCAATCCAAAGCTGCGGATTACCGGCGCTCTCAACCTTCGGCCTGGCGTCGCGCCAGACGTTGCCATAAACGAGCCCATCGCGCGCAACCTTCCAGTCGTCACCGGCAGCGTAGGTCATGCCTTTCAAGACATAACCCTTTTGAGCCTCGCGGTTTTCATCATACCAAACCGACGCCTCAAGCCGACGCGGTTTTTCGCCCGTAGACTTACATTCGACATGCCGGAAGATCGCGTTAAACGCGCGGCGGCTGATCTCTTGACCTGTCTTATGGTCAAAATAACCGTCATCATCGACGACATAAGCGAAGCGTTTATGCCATGTGGCGCGTTCTTCGCGCCCCGCTTGCTTGCGCTCCACTTCAGCAATTCGAACCGCCGCCTCGTCAGGAAACGCTTCGGTCGGCGTCAGCGAACTAATCTTGCTGGTGTAGTCGGCAATGAGATCGTCTCGCAGGCCGGGGATAGCGCGCGGCCCACCTTGTTCCGATACCCAATCGCAAAAGAACTTGCTATCAAGATGCTCGCAATGAGCGTGATAGCAACAGAATGAACGATCCTGCGGCTTATATCGCGCTTCAATCTGTCCATCTGTGTGTCCTTCATGATTCGGGCAGACAACGCCGCACCAGCCCTCTGCGTTTACGCCGGACGTAACAAGACCGTTCTCGCTCAGCCACGCCAGCACTGTGTCATTGCCAGTGTCTTTTACTCTAAAAGAGACGTGTCTTGCAGTGCCAGTCTCAGCCGGCGTAACGCCAAGCGCTTCGCATATCTGCGCCAGCGTAAATTCACGCTCTGGGTGAAACTCTACTTGTCGGCAGACAAACGCGTCGCGGCCCGGCTTGACGTTAACCGAGCCTGGCAAGCGACAGTTACGCACGGCGTTAGTAGCACCAGGATCGGTGTAGCCAGCTTCAGCAATAGCAGTAAGAGCTGCACAATGTTCTTCGACGGTCGGCTGGTCGCTGTAGGCATACCAATATTGATAGTTGCCAGGGCTTGTCTCGACGATGGCAGTCGGTTCCAACGGCGGCTTGGCTGACTTCGTGCCAATGTCGTCTAGCATCATAAACAGCACATGCGTGCAGTTCGCCACGGATGCGGACGGCTTGTCGCGCATCCGATCCATGATGAATGATCCCGTATTTAGGAACCAAGACTCGCCTTCCTTGCGCTTATGCTTCGGCAGATACGCCGGCCAAGTATATTTAGGCGAGCCGTCTTTGTGCAGCTTGCCAGTGTCGATCTGTTTTACAATGAGGGCTGTTTCGCCAGCCGGCGCAAGGCCGATAAAATAGTTAATCATTTTCCGTATCTTCCCATAATGGTGGCTTCTACTTCTAACGGTAGTCCTTCCGCCCATACGGGCGACGTTGTCATAACTTCTTCTAGGAGCGCCTTCGCCTCGTCGGGCCGATCAGACTCCAGAACAATTTCATCGTGAACATGCAACACAACGTCAGGCAGACGGCGCAGAGCCTCACGTAGAAGATCATGGGCGGTCGCTTGTGTGACGTTCTCGCAAGCCAGCCCTCTCCAGAGCCGACCCCGAGGCCACTCTTTAGCATCCGCCGCAGGCTTCCAAGACGCCTTTGAATAGGTGATCGAACCATCTTCTTCGAACCGGGCGTTCGGGTAACAAAGCACCCGGCCAGAAGGCAGAGCATACCAAAGGTGCTGCTTGTCGGCCAAGTATTTTACACGGCCAGCCTCAAATATTTTACCCGGATTGCGCAGCGCGCGAATGTAAGCAACCTCAAGATCAGACCAAAACGGCACAGACCACGGATTAGCTTGACGCCAGGCGTCAACCATGCGCTTCGCTTCAGCTTCAGGTAACGACAGGCCATAAACGCGGCCCATCGCCGCGAACGCGCCAACGCCGCCACCGAATCCGCACGCAAGCTCCTGTACCTTGCCGACTTGGCGTTGCGACTTGTCGACCTGTTCATAGGGGACATGAAATGTCGACACCGCGTTTACAATATAAGGATCTAACTTGTCACGGAACGCCTGTAACTTATCCTCACCTCTACCGGACAGCCACGGGTTTACGCGCCCTTCGATGGCCGACCAGTCTGCGACGACGAACTGCTTGCCAGGCGCAGGAATCAGGGCTGGCCGAAGCATACCTCGCAGAACGTCCGTGACTCTTCGTCCGTAATTAGGCACGATTGCATGACCCCGAACCATTGCATGTCGCACGGCTTCCGGGTCATCGGCGCACTTACGTGTGAAGTTGTGGACCTGCGCACCATACGAGGAAGCGCGTCCTGTGGCTGATCCGCCGGCAAAGACAAAAGCACCTCGAACACGACCATCAGCACAAGCAAGGTTATCAAGGCGATTAAATTTAGCAACAGAAGACGCCCAAAGATCGTCCGCGCATTGTATGACTTCTCTGACATCGGGAGGCACCTCTTCAGGGTCGTCTATGGCCAGTAGGTTGGCCCGAACGGTTTTGTCGATTGAGAACTTGTCGTCACGTTCCATAAGTTTACGCGCTTCTGGGCCGAGTCTTTCTTGAACCCATAGCCGCATTTTGGGAGAACGGACGGAGATAATTTCGCCGCCGGTAACTTCTTTAACCGTAGCTTCGATCTCCTGTAATTCGTCAGCCGCATATTTGACCGCCGCGCGGCAAAGACGCTGATCGATAAGAACGCCACGATCATTGATGCGCTCGTTAGCATGGTAATCCTCCAACTCTTCTGGTGTCAGTTCCCGCATGGCTTTGCTGGCGGCGCGCATAGTACGCACGTCTTGCTCGCAGTATTCAATCAATTCGGGTATGAGATCATCTCTGAAAGGAGGAATGCAACAAGCCCGCACCAAAGCAGCCCCGCGATGATCCTTACGCATATCCGTGCCGGCGAACCTTCCAACATCCTCAAGGCTACCTGGCGCACAATTCGCCCGCGCCTGCGCAGCCGTGCAATAGAATTGCTCAAGAGGTATCTCCATCTTCAGGACATGCCAAAAGATAAGCCGCTCGAAAGCGGCATTATGGGCGCGAATCTGTTGCCCGTCTATCTTCCACGGAAAAGGTTCGCCCGGTCGCCATGTGACAACCGGGCCATCATCTTCTGCGCCAGACAAGCAAATGACTTCAGTTGATGAATGACGTGCATAATTATACACGCCATTCACCGGCAGATCGCATTCGGATCTTGTTTCGAAATCAAGCCAAATCATTCGGCTTCTGTCCCGTAATGGTAACCAAGGTATTCGCCGTTCGGGCCGTTATAGACGGTCATGTTGCCGACCTTTGGCGCACTGATCTGGCCGTAGGGCGTGTAATAAAAGTTCTCGTTCGGGTAGCTCAGTTCGGTTGCGACGGGGCCGTTTGGTCCGCCCCAGACTGAGATCTCTTGAGCTGCTGCTGATGACGATACGAGCGCGATGCAGCATATGAGTCTAACCATGATACGAATACTCCCGATGCTAGGCCGAAGCCATAGAAGAAAAGATACAAGCCAGTGTCAGTCAGTAGTTCAGTCATCTTTCTTCTCCAAAGCGGCGCGGGCGGCGCGGGTTAATCTCCACTTCATCGGCAAGTCTCGCGTCCATCGCCATCGCCACATGTGTTTCGGCATGACCTTGTACGGATGACGAGGCCACTCAAGATGTGTCATCATCAATTCCCCGCAAACGTATAAAAATGCCGCAAATCTATCGTGATATACTTGTCGCCATATTCAGCGATACAGGACATCGCCGCCACTGGCGGGCATTCCTCGCCATCGCTATCAAACCAGTTCGTGATTGGAAGCCGCTGACCATCTTCTGTAATGGCAAGCGCCCTGTGGCGTATAATGACATCGACGATGGGTGCGTCAGTCATCTTTCTCTCCCAGATAAGCGGCGCGGGCGGCGCGGAGGTCGCCAACAACAGGCATAAAGTCCCTGTCCCATAATGGTTGGTCGTCTACGTCACCGTCATATTTTTCGGCCAAGTCAGCAAACGGTTTCAGCGCCGCTTCAAGTTCCGCGATGCGGGCGCGATAGTCCTCCCGCGTTGCGATGCACTCTGCGTAGCCCTCATTGGTTTGGCTAAGAAGCGCGTCAAGTTCCGCGATGCGGGTGT